CTTATGGCTAGGCGACACCGCCGGACCCTTTCGGGTTGCCCGTTACTAGCATAATACAGTAAAACTGTACACTAGTTAAACTTTTTTAAGATCCGACTTCTTCCGGATACGCAAACCCATAAAGTTCGTGCATCTTCTTAACGGCTTCAGCATGACCTTCAGTGGCCGGGCTTAAATACGCCGACATAAACTTTTCATCTCGCTGCATACGCGCAATCTCTTGGCGGGCTGCATCAGGCGTCAATGTAAAGCCACCGGCTTGTCCTGGCTGAGTCAATGACTCTTGCATCTTCTCACCGATCTTAGCAAAGACTTTAATGAACATTGGATTGTCACCAAGTCCAGTTTCATTGAGCCACTTCTTCATATCTTCGCCGCCAAAGGTATCAACGGCTCTTACAGCAAGGTCAATCTTTTGGTCGTATGCTTTGCCAAATTCTTTTTTAACGTCATTAACCCATTGCTCACGTTGTTGTTGTCCGGTTTGCATCATCGCAGTATGTTGTTCACCGGCAAACTGCATGTAGTTCTTAAATACGGTTTCGGCTTGCTTTTGTGACAGGCCGGCTTCATGAAACACTTTCTTAAAGTGATCAATTGCTTCTGGTTGAAATGGCATATCCTCAGGGATAATACCCTTAGGATCTAAGTTGTACTTACCATCTTGAGGTCTTCCTAGTTTCTCATAGAACGAATCCCACTCAGTAGGATCAGCTCCTTCGCCTGGAATGACTAGCTTATCTTTACCAATCATGCGCTGAGCATGTACATAAGATTTTGCCAGACCGTTTAAATCCTTAATATCAGCTAGAGTAGGATCAGAACGTAAGCCCTCATCGAGAGCTGCCCGCCAATCGATAGAACCACTCGAGCTGCCCGCTGCGATGGTTGCTGCAGTCGATGCGCCACCATCATTTACTACGGACCCTGTGTCTACTTCACTCATTTTGCATTGCCTCCATTTGTTTCAAGATTTGTCTTGGGTCTCTTTCCAAAAACCGCAAGATGCTAAGTACAAGACGACGCTGGCCTTCACGGTGCGCTGTCTCATAAGGATCACCTGCTACGTAACTTGTATCAGAAAGAAAACTAATCTTACATAGATGTTCTAATACACGTTCGCCATCAGGCGTGGAAAAAACCATTTTATACGAGTCATGCAGTTTCATTAAGTCTTGTGATTTCACTGCATTGGTCCCATTGTTTGTTGATCAATTCCTTGATTTGGTGGTTGCTCACCTAAACCAGGGGCTATAGCTGCGGCGTTGGCTGCATCTTTAGCGGTTGCTGCAAGTTCACGACCAGTTGCCACGTCTTGCATTTGTTGTTGCTGTTGAGCCCGGCCTTCGCGAATCTTAGTCACTTCCTCAGCAGATAGCAAAGTTTCTTGCGGCGCGTCTAACAAGCGATGTGCCCACCGTACTGTACCATCAGCATTAAGGTTATCAAAGATCTCAGGTTTAACGTTAGCCAGTGGCACTAAGGTTTCTAGCAATCTTGTGAAACTAAATAGTTGTTGTGTCTTTTGAGCCCGAGCAACTGGTGATACATAGTCAATGCGCAGCATGCGACCTTGCGCCATGGGAGGCGCTGGGGGTAACATACGCCGACGATTCATAATATTAAAGACGCGATCGATCAAGGGTCCTAGGAACTCGGTTTGTAAGCGACCAACCATTGGTCCCATTAACCGCATACGTTCTTCTTGCCGCTGCAATACCTCGGTAGCCGTCATGCTAGGACCTTCACGCATCTGCATCCAGTCTACGTGGTAAGTCTTTAAGATGTGCTGACGTCTAGATTCAATAAAGTCTAAGCCAATGTCGGGTCTTAAACCTTCAATCAATGGCTTAACGGTATCTTGAGTACCTGATCGGTAGTAGTTAAGACCACCTGGGATGGTGCGCAATGGCAGCATGAAGCCATCATCAGGAACCATGAGTGGTGGATCAGTAGCTTTTTGCGCCGCCTTGATAACGGTCTTACTCATCTCATTGACCATCTTAATATCAGGCAAAGCTGTCATGGATGGTGAACGACCGTATACCTCACCGGCTGTCTTTGTCCACCGAGGTACCATGTATGGAAACTCTTTAAACCCGCCAACATCAAGCAGAATCTTTTCTTCTTCTAAGACGTAGGCACTCATCCAAGGCATGTCCTTGGCAAGGGCAGAGTCAGGATTAAAGGTGTCACGCGGTTCTACTGCATGGATGCAAGTAAACTCAGCGTGTGGTTCTTTGTATGCTTTTTCAATAAACTTTTCAGGAAGTTTATCACGATACAACTGTACTAACTGTCTTGCTGTGTGCTTATACTTACGATAGACCGTATCAATAATACCTTCTGGTGATTCAGAGATATAACATTCAGCAAGGTGATAGGTTCTAAAGTTAATTGCTTTACCGGGGCGATCTTCAACATACATCACTGCAGTACCATAGGCACCTAAGTCAATGTATAGTTCATGCACCATGGAACCAAAGTTAGATGATGGTGAATGAAACACTTCACGGAACATGATCTCAGTTACGTTCTGTAACCAAAGATTTGTAGGATCATCAACGTCATCAATGCGCTTTTCAACTTGCAACCCAAACCATTGCTCTGAGGGTGCTGTTAAATAACCATGAAGGCCAGCTGCTAATTGTTCATTAGCCAAAGGAGCTGTTGAGTCATACACACGATCATACCGAGTACGGTCACCTTGCGAGCGCATGGCATTAAAGTCACCACGCCTTGGGTTTACATAATCAGTACAATCTTGCCACAAGGTTTCCCATGGTGATCTAATCGTGGTTAGTTTACCTAACCGATCAGTAATGACTGCTACCAGATCCTTTGGATTATCCACATTAACCGCCTAGTAAAGATGAAGAACCTAATGTTTTCTTCTTTGTTGTTTCATCCATGGTGCTAATGCCAGTAGGTCCGGTTAAGATAGTACTAGACCGTCCTGCAGCACTGCGCTCTAACTTACGTTGCTTTGCTTGAGTTTCCTGGATCGCCGCATTATCCGCCGCTGGAGGCGGAGGTGCTGGAGGTACAGGAGGGGGACTACCGCCGCCGCCACCACACATAATCATCTCCTCTTTTTAAATAAACTACCGACGTTAGTATAACCTAGCAAGTTGTACAACATAGCAGTCCTTTCAGGAGCTACCATGGTTGACGACGCAGGACATACCTCCTTCACACCTTTTGCAAAAGCCCAATCCTCAAATGCTGTAATCAACTTTACGGCAGCAAGGCCACCGCGTTTAGTAGGATCAACAAAGAGTAATAAATCTTGTGCAATCAGGTCCTTACCGAAATAGTACTCCGTAATGTATCCGGCGTACATACCTATGATTCTACCATCGACTTCGGCAACGGCTGACCAGCACGTTTCGGGGTTAGCCAAGTAATGATGGCCTAGGTCAATTAACTTTTGCGCGTCAAAGTCTAAATCTCGGTAAACCGATTCCTCATGCATGATCTTTCCTAGCTCAATCATGGTCGGCAGATCGTCTAAGGTAAACGGTCTGATCATAGGATCTGATATTCCATGTCAGCCATCCGAGGTAACTTCTTAGCATTCATATTTAACTGGTCGCGTAAACCTACTGCAAGGTACCGCATCGCATCGGATGGATGACTGGTCCAATCGTGTAGCGGACGATCACGGAAAACTTTGTTCTTCTCGTCAAAGTCCTTACGGTACTGGCGCAAAGCTTCAATTAGGTGGCTGCACTTTTTCTCGTCAAAGTAACACTTAGGCAAGGTTGTCCGAACTGCTTCAATACCGTCGTCAATCCGTAGATTAGCGGCCACACGGAACCGGATCCCTAGTTCACGGGCCACCTCTAACCGACTCTTGCCCGTTCCCATCTCCCTAACTTGAATGTCATGTGGGGCAATGTGTTCGCCATAGATATACTCTTTTTCCTTGAGGATCTTCACGTAATGCGCCAAACCTTCACCACTACTTTCGTAGTAATCAATGATCCTGATCTCACCACCGTGGCGCTGAAAGAAGATAATCGAGGTTGAATCACCCATGCCAAGGTCCCAAGATGTGTGAACCTCAAGGCGTGGTTCATAAGGAACCCCAGTAATCTTACCGTCAGCAAGTAACCTAGCCATGGCGTTACCGTAGTAAGAACCGACTAACGGAGCATCAAAGCTGCAATAAAACTCTTGCTGGATCATCTCATCAGGCATCCCTGATTGACGCTCCTCTTCTACGGCCTCTTGGCTAATGGCCCTGGTATCATCAACACTTAATGTTTGCTGGAACCACTTCTCGTTTCGTCTTGCCATGTTGAGCAAATCGTACCCATGATTTCGACCTCGAGCGGTATAAATAAATAATGCCCATCCTCCATTTTCAGCCAAGATGGGACGAATGTAATCCCATGCTCGGGGATCTTGGAGGGAGTATTCAGAGAAGACGACTCCGACGGGATTTGCACCAACCAATCGGTCAACGTTGTCGGTACCCACCACCTGATAGATTGAGCCATTCTTTAATGTTAATCGCATCTCAGTATTGTTTACAGCTTCCCACATCTCCTTAGGAAAGTGATCTATAAACTTTCTACCGTCGCGGGTCATCCCGTCCCAAGCGATTTTTCTCCCCTGGTTGTATGTAGGAAACAAGTGCCAGTATAAACCAGGCCTGGTTAATGCTGACACCGCACACCAGTTTATGGATAGTAAGTCCTTACCGGCTCGCCGATGCCAAACTGCAACTGCTCGTTTACCTCCATCCTCTAGAAATTTCCAAAGAGGAAATTGATACGCACGTGGCGCCCAATCAAGAGGTACCGTTATCTCCGCCATCTGTGTCCTTTGCTACGTCGCTAAACCGGACGACATTAATGTTAAATGAACCACTGCCCTCAAGCTCCATTTCCACTGCCTTGCGCTTAGGAGCTACATACTGGGCTAACTCCTTAAATGCCTGTAACTTTAATTCAAGACTAGCCGTTGGATCAGCCGCAATCGTGGCCATCCCTTCAATTGGGTCGCAATTAAGGGCTGCAAGCTTTTCTTCGATCTCTGCAGACCGCTTGTTCTTAGCCCCTACAGGACGACCTGCACCTTCTCGTTTCCCGCCTAATGTGGCCATAATCTACCTCCTTAGCAGATAATATAGGAAGATTGTACCGTGGTAAATGGCTTTTTGTTAAATATTTCTTAGGGTCATAGTTTATTGGCTTATTGTATTGATTGGCATTCTCTGTAAAAATTGCGTGTTGATGTAAATTTTTTCCCTATACTAATACAATTACGCACGGATTTTATTCGATGTACCTTTAAAACCCCTCGCAGAACCAGTGACTTGGCGCGTTTTGGGCGCAAACCCCTCGCCGTCCACCCCGGGCCCCTGGCCTGGCATCGCGCTGGCGCCAGTAAAAATCATGAATCACTAATAGAAACAAACAATTTACAAACAATCGATAACAATCCGAGGTCAAAGAACCAAGGAAAACGGCTAAAAGTCGAGGGAGGGAGGACAGAAGTGGGAGGGAATGTCAATGAATAATTTTGATATTTATTCAATGGAGAAAGTAGAAAGAAATCCACTTAAACTGGTACAAGTCCTAGTTTATAAATACGGATAAAGATCGTATATTAAAGATGTAAGACAAATGTCGATAAGTTTATTGACAGGAACTTACTAATTAATAAAGGAGAATTTATGTATTACATCGATCTTTCAGGTCCACAAGGAAACGCGTTTTCACTTATGGCAACGGCGACAAAATTAGGAAGAGGTTTAGGATTTGATAAACAACGAATTGACACGATAATTACGGAAATGCGAAGTGGAGATTACGAAAATCTCAAGAAAGTTTTTCTGAAGAATTTTGGTGAAGTTGTGGCATTTGAGGAGGATTACGATGCGTGATTTTTCAACGACTTTAGAAGACGAGGTTTTAAAACGAAAAGTATTAAGAGAACTGGAGGAATTAGAGAAGTGTGGAATTCCAGTCAACAAACGAATTTACAAAGGATTAACAACGAACGATCCAAAGTGGAAGATTTCGTTGAGTGATTACGATGATATGCGTGTGAGTGATATTGCGGATTTACTAAGAGAAATTTATCCGTGATATAATGTATCCGTTGTACCAATAAAGGAGAATTGTATGAGTGAAAAAGAAGTCAATCTATTGTGGTTTGATAAGGTCGTTGAGGATAACCAAGACGAATTCAATCAAACAATGAATTCTGAACTTGAAAGTTTTTTGGAGTGGAATCAAGGTGTAACGGATATTTTTAATGGTTTAGATGATGAAGATGCAATGGAATACGTTGAAGAGTTTCGTACTAGATTGCTTAAAAATTGGATCAAAACGTTAAACATAGAGGAGAATTAATATGAGTATGTATTCAATCGAGGATTTACATCAATCCGTCAATGACATCTACGAACAACTTGATGGAGGGAAAATTTCCGAAGACGAGGCAATTGCGATTATCAAAAATTGTTGTAGTGAATTCTTACGTAGGAATCCGCAATCTTTTACAAGTGATGCGGATATTAATCTTACGTCGTACAAGGGATATATCATGACAACGTTTCAAGAATTGTGTGATGTTTTTGGACCGCCAGACGATGGTCCAAACGATTTAGAGGCCGACAAAGTGACGTGTTGTTGGAGATTAAAATTTGCCGACGGAACAGTGGCAAGTATTTACGATTGGAAAACAGGGAAGACTCCATTTGGCGTGTACGATTGGCACATTGGCGGGCACAACCTGAAAGCGGTCAGTCGAGTCAAAACGGCGATGGATTCAGTGAAGTGTTGATATTATTAGTATAGGGAAAAAATAAAAATTGCAATGCATTTTATGTCCCCATGACCAATCAATATAATATGCCAATAAGTCCTTGATTCCATGTATATATATCGTTCGCAAAAGTTATTAACAAAATGCGCCAATATTCCGAGGTCCATGGTACAATACAAATTCGCAGTTTTATAAAGGAGAACGTATGAAAGTAAGTGATCTGTTAGAAGTATTATCCGAATATCCACCTGATCTTGAGGTCAAGATCGCCATGAATCCTGCCAGACCGTTTGTCAGTCACATTCGTGGGGTGGTCCAACCATCTTCCAATAGCGCGGTCTTTGTAGTCGAAGATTACAATGCTCAACCGTCCCAGGTCAATTTTTGGGGGTTACTCGATGATTAAATATATCGGCGGGTTTATCCTTCTTGTCCTAGTTTTAAGCACAATTTACCTCGGTATGTGGGTCGGTTGTGCCTTAGACGACGAGTGTTTTGAGATGCATACTGGTTATTCAGCAAAGGATCCCAAGTATGCGCGACCTTAAAGACTACGAAGCACTTGGTCTGATGATCGCCATTCCAATTGTTGTACTAGTATTAATGCTAGTGATTTTTGTTGTAAGATCGTTATTATTCCGTGTATAATGTAATCTGGTATTTTAATAAAGGAGAATTTTTATGTCGCACATGGTTGAAACAATGGCATACGCCAACGAAGTTCCCTGGCATGGTCTCGGCACCAAGGTCAGTGATGCATTAACCCCTGAGCAGATGATGATCGCCGCCGACCTTGATTGGACGGTCAGTCGTCGTAAGATCGTGACCGAATGTGGTCTCAAGACTAACGATTGGGCGTTACTTGTCCGCGATTCAGACAACAAGATTTTGGGTCCTTGTGGCAAGAACTACATCCCCATTCAAAACTCTGAGGTATTCAAGTTCTTTGACAAGTTCGTCAAGGCAGGTGCGATGAAGATGGAAACCGCCGGTTCCTTAGACGACGGTCGTCAGGTCTGGGGCCTCGCTGCAATCAACAAAGGCTTCTGTTTACCTGGTGGTGACGAAGTCAACGGTTACTTGCTCTTCAGTCAACCGCACATCTGGGGCAAGAGCATGACCATCATGTTTACGCCGATCCGCGTCGTCTGCAACAATACGTTGACCATGGCACTTGGTCAACGGTCAAACCGTTTTACCATGCCTCATGTGCGTATCTTTGATCAGGATGTGGCCCAGAAGGCTGAGGCAGCTTTAGGCTTGGCATCGGGTCATCTCGAGGCTTTTAAGGTCACTAGCGAGCTTCTAGCACGCGTAGCCTATGACGAAAAGCAAGTCTCTAAGTACATTACTCAACTTTTCCAGCCCGCACTGATCCTCGACCACGAAGATCGGAGCTTGTGGGCAAAAACCGCGGATGAAGTGTATAATTGCATTCATACCCAACCAGGTGCTAAGATGAGTGAAGGTACTTGGTGGTCCGCATTAAATGCTGTAACGTATTACGTAGACCACAAGGCAGGTCGTGACCGCGATGCTTCCTTGCAGTCCGCGTGGTTTGGCCCGCGTGCCGCTCTCAAGCGGAAGGCCTTAGATCTTGCTGTCGAATACGCGCAGGCAGCTTAACTTAAAGGAGAACCAGAATGGTTACTTATCGCTTCATCTGTGTACCTGACAGTAAGTTAGCAAAGCAG